CTACCTCTCTGTACGTCGCTGAGCGATTACCGCACCGCATCTGATAGGCGCAGTGCAGACGAGCCTCGCACTTCTTATGAGGCTGATATATCATAGGGCGGCCACAGGAGCAGTGCATGATACCCGCAAAGGGGTTTTTCAGTCCTGACTTAGCCTTTACCTTCGGTAGGCTTCCGAAACGGGCAAGAGAAGCGTTGAACGTCTCCTCCGAGATGATAGGCTCATGCTTACCGTCGACGAGGATCCAGTCCTCTTTCTGAGACTTAGGACGTGATGCTATCAGTTTGCCGCCCTCATAGCGCTTTACAGTCTTTCGCCAGTTCCAGCGTATCTTTCCAATATATACGGGGTTGCGAAGCATATCTCTTATGCTTGCGTTATTCCATATCTCGGACTTTCTCGGCTTGATATGCAGTTCATTGAGACGGTTCGCGATCGTAGTAGTGCCAAGCCCGTTCTTTGCCCAGAGCTCATACATCAGGCGCACGGTGTCAGCTTCTGCGTTCGGGACGAGAGTATAAGCCTTCCCGACCTTTACCTTATCATAGCCGTAGGGAGCGACGGAGCCGATGAAGTTCCCCTCATTGACGGAGGCTATCCTGCCGCGCATCATAATCTCCTTGACGTATTCCAGATAGTCATTTCCGCGCATGAGCTCCATCTCGAAGAACTTACGGTCGAACTTGTCTCCGAGATCATACGTCTTCGGAGGCGTGACGATCAGTGTATCAGTATAGCGGAACGCTCTGATAATAGCTCCACAGTCCGACAGGTCACCACGGCTCAGTCGCTGCGGATCTACGACAAGAACCCCTTTTATCTCCTCGGTCTGAATACGGTCGAGGAGCTTTTTTATTTCCGGGCGGTCCTGAATAGTCTCACCCGAGACTACCTCTCGGTAGATCATGCCCTCAGGGATAGCTCCGCCGAGCTTGGCGGCTGCATAGTCCTGCAATATCTTATAGTGCTTCGCCAATACCTCCTCGACGGTCTCATGCTCACCGTCGGCTCGGGACTTACGAAGATACATCAAGTATTTATCGGACATAGTTCCTCCTTTCTGTGGTCGACAAAGATGTCGGTCACAAATATCCCCTGCACGGAGCAGGGGATTGTTTTTTATTCTTCTTTTTTCTGCTCTTTTTCTTTCAGCTCTACAAGCTTTTTCATATTCTCGGAAATCTCGTCACACTTAGCAGAGATATGCGTCACCGACATGATGAGTATGATAGCGATTACAGCTATCAGTATTAGAGCAATTACCATTGACTTGTCCATAGTGCACCTCCTTAGTTTTCAAGCATTTCGTAGAAGACATTCTCGGGGATAACAGCAATATCGTTCCTTATACAGACTTGATTATTTTCTTTACCACGCCCATGATCTTTATATCATCGAGCTTAGAGCCGAAGAAGACCATCGGCGGATAGCTCGGATTGATAGACTCAAGCGTGAGCTTTTCCTCAGTCTGAAAAGCACGCTTCACAAAGCCGTCGTTCTCTCCACAGACCACCGCTACAACTATATCACCGTTCTCGAAGTAGTCCTGCTTATGGACGACGACGAGGTCGTCCTCCTCTATCTTCGGATACATCGAGTCGCCCTTGACAGCGATAGCCAGAGTTTCCTCAGCTTCCCGCTTGGTCTCAAAGTATAAAGGCTCATAGCCGCAGATCTGATCGTCCGCGTATGCTCCAAAGCCTGCGGATACAGTTTTGAAAATCGGTATCATGTATATATTATCCTTCTCAAGAACAATACCATTCTGGGGCTCTAAGTTCTCATCTGTCAACAAAGCTTGGACAGACGTGTGCAGTTCCTCGGCAATTTTTAAAAGGGTCTCATAATCAGCTTCACGCTTGCCAAGCTCGTAATTGTTGAATGTCTGGCGAGAAACGCCTATTCTACGAGATAATTCAGCTTGAGATATTCCCATTTTTTCACGATATTTTTTAATATTCAGCATATTCTCACCTCCTAACCTTATTATATCAGTATGTCACCTAAATGTCAACAGCATGTAGATAATGTAAACAAAAAGTTGATGTTGAAACAAAGCAGAGTGCCGATTTTTTATAAAATGTCCTCAAACCGTTGACAAAAGGAGCTTGAAATGATATATTTGTATTGTCAACACAATGAGGACAGAAAGGAGTGAAACGATGAGAGAATATCTCAAGAAGCTGCGTGAGGAACATGGATATACCATGCAGGCAGTAGCTGATAAGCTCGGAATATCCAAGCAGTACTACCAGCGGATAGAGGTCGGAGACCGTCAACAGAACATGGACATCACGCTTGCAGTCAAGCTCTCCGATATCTTCGGTGTGACAATCCAGAAGATCATAGAAGAGGAGCAGGCAATAAGGCAGCCCATCAGCTAAGGACACAAATGTCTCTACCACCGAGAAAGGAGGCGATAAATCACATGGTCGCAATTTATAAGTACCGCATTGTACAGAATATGACACAGGCACAGCTTGCTCTCTTAGTTGGCGTGAAGCCAAACGCAATAGCGCAGTATGAGAGCGGAGCGAGGAAGCCTAATATCTGTATGCTGAAAAAGCTTGCAAGGGCGCTTAATACAACTGCCGACGCACTTTTAGAGCCTATCAATATTGATGATAATGCAGTACAAGCATAACAGCAGCCCATCAGCTAAGGACACAAATGTCCCTACCACCCGAGAAAGGAGTGAGACCATGGAGCAGGAGAAAAAGAAAAGCTCGTCCTCTCCGAAGCTTGAAAAACATAGGAGGCAAACGAGTCAGACGAGAAAAAACAAAACAAAGAGGAACAGCATCGCAGGTATAAAGATTACTGTAGGTTCCGATAAGTGATAGCTGCTTCAATAAAACTTGCGAAGTCATTGAATGTATCGGAGTGCTCTTTTATCATATTGTCCAGATATGATATTTCAAGATTATCAAATTCTTCTTGATTTGAGAAATCAGCTTTGCAGTAGCTGAAAAGCTCGTCTGCATCTGAGCAGTCTGTAAATCTGCTTATGAAATCATCTGTCAGGATTGACTCGAGCAATACAGTCTGTTTGCCTCCAGAAATATTCAAGTGCTTCATAGTTTCTTTTACCGTCACAGTTTCACCTCCCTTCCGCCTACATTATACCACAAGGTGGAGCAGGAGGCAACTGTACAACCCGTAAGCACATAAGCATAGGAATGAGGTGATAGTATGAGGAAAGACGATATCAGGAACTGGACAGAGACCGAGACCGAGAAAGAGCGCACGGTCAGCTATGATACAGACCGTGCTCATATAACTGTACATATCCCGAAGCACACTCCCGAGGAGCAGGCAGTCTTTGAGAAAAACGTCCGTGCAGCTCTGCGTCGCTTCTATCATCACGTCACCGTTGAAAAAGGCTGTGACTGGGACGAGCTCGTCGCCAAGTACAGCAACTGACCTGTGCAGTCAACTGCACAGAAAAACCGATAAGGAGGAAAACACATGAAAAAGCTTACCGATGCCGAGAAGAAGGAGATCATCAAGAACATTCTCGGCGCAGCAAACCGAAAGAAGCAGCTCGGCATTGAAGCCGACCTGCACTGTATCTCCAAGGGCGATGTGAAGGATATTCTCAAGGCTGACGGCGTCGACCTGAGAATATTCTGCGGAGGCCGCCACGATAAGAAGTGCATTGAGGACGAGCTTATCGAGGAGCAGGCACAGGAGCCTTTGGACGAGCCCACCACCACGGAGCAGGCAGAGTCCGACGAGGAGCTCGCACGTCAGTGGGCTGATCTGGCGATACCACCATATGAGCCCCTTCCGCCTCTGAGCAACGAGGAGAGAGTCAGCGAGCCTATACCCTATACTAAGCCCGAGATACTTGACGGCCCTCCGCAGGATAGTCCGCGCATAGTCAAGGATATCCCCTGCGAGGCGGCAATCATTATCGGTCCTCACATCATCGAGGACGAGCAGCTCATGAGTTCCGTGAGCAAGAAGCTCAAGGAACTCGCTGCCGAAAGGCAGGCACACGCTGAAAGAATAGAGATTATCGACAACACGCTGAGAAAATACGCGTATTTCCTCAGCGACTGCTCTAACCTGATAGAGAGTGAGGGGATAGAGGTATGAGAACAGATGAAGAGATCTTCGGAGAAAAGCGCCAGTTTGTCGCGGACAAGCTCACGCCCTTTCTCGCAGCGATAGATCAGGACATAGAGTCCGCTGAGTATCACGTTATCACTCATACTCCCTACGATCTGGAATATATCATCATCACATGGAAAGGCGGCAGCAGTAAGCGGGCATACGTCACCGGCGACAGCCTTGTCGCCCTCGCAAAGGACGTTCTGAAGGTGATATCATGATAAGATACAAGATTAAGCTTGTTGCTTATGAGTGCGACGAAGAAAAAGGCACAGCCGCAGTTATCGTTGACGGTGAACCGAAAATCAGCTTCGAGAACGCCATCGAGGGCTGGAACTACTTCACAGCCCGTGCATTACATCCTTTCGAGAAGTTCCTGCGGGACAAGCTTCAGGAAAACGGCTTCAACCGCTGGACAGGCACACGAAAGCTGGACTATACCGAGAGTGAGTTAAAAGTAGTAGATGATGTCGCCGAGGCGGTACGGAAGAGAGAACAATATGACCTTTAAGGAGCTGAAGGAAGCTTTTATGGCAGACAGCCCCGTGAAGTTCCGCGGGGCTGAGTACGAAAAAATCACTTGCCTCAGCTTTAAAAAAGATAGAGAGGGGCACGTCATTGAGACCGCCACGCTCATGGACCACTGCGGAAGGTCTGAGGTGACGGTCCTCGGAAAAGAGGTAGAACAATGCGACTGATAGCATATATCCTGATAGTGATTGCATTTATCGCTATCATAGGAGTGCCGATAGAAGCCCTTGTCGAGCACATTCGGAAGGGGAGCGCATACCGTGCGGCACGGAAGGAGATCAAAACGAACATCAGAGTCTGGGAAAGTATCGCAAAGAGCTGTGATCCGATCACAGACGCATACGATAAGGGCTACGCAATAGCCAGACTTGTGATATATCATCACGAGCTGGACGAGCTGACAGCCCGAAAAGAGTACTTGTGCAGTTGACTGCACGACGATAAGGAGAAAGCTATGGATAGAGAGCAATATTTCGGCGAGACAATCAAAGGACGGAAGGAAGAGGCTATCGCGTCAGCCGTAAGAGAAGCACTTGAAAGCTTCTGCGATCAGGAGCCTGAGTTCGAGCAGGCTATCGAGCAGAGTGGAAAGACATTTCAGGACTGCCTCAAGGAGGTAGTGAACGGCTGCGGAAGCTGCCTGTCCGACATCGAAGCATACCGCCGCGCCGTGAAGTTCTACTTCTCGACCGCGACAGTGAGCTTCAGAATGACTATTGACCTTAGCGGCAACAACGGAGCCGCAAAGCCTATCACCATGACCGAGACCAAGAAGGACACGCTGAGCATATCCCTCGACGATCTCCTGGACTTCTGAGGAGGCGAGAGTGTGAACAGCTCATTTATCAGCACAGAAGACTACCGAGAGGAGATAGAAGACTTTTTCCCGAAGTTCGTGTTCTACCGCAGAGGACATCACACTCCTACCTGTGGGAGCTTCGGAGAATTCATAGACGGTGAGAAAGGGAAGGTCACGGACTGCTACTGCACAGCCTGCCACGAACGCTATGAGGACGGGATCCGTAAGCCTTCGGAGTACAAGCATAAGGAACTCGGCTATTGTGCCAACTGTGGGCACCCTGTTGAGTTCAGGCAGATGAACAGAGGGCGGCAGAGCTACTATGTGACAGGGAACTTTGCCATCTTCGAGGGTGCAGGAGATCTCATGCGGATCAAATGTATCAAAGCATACCAGCGCTTTTCGGGAGATACCTCTGAAATGGAACCCGAGATCGGATGGTATACAGTCACTCAGTACGAACTCAGTCCAGGGCAAGCTATACAGTACAAGGCTGTATGGAACAAGGGGAAATATGAATGGAAAAGAAAGAAGACGGGCTGCACCGAGCCTAACTTCAATGTCGGCGGCTTTGGATATGCCGACAGGAACTACACGCTCATCAATCAGGAAGCCGTCGATCACAGCTTCCTGAGATACCTTTTCAAAGGCGAGCACTACGACTATATCTATATCACATGGCTCTGCTGCTATGCGCAGCATCCTCAGCTCGAATACCTCCTGCACGGCGGCTTCGAGTATCTTGCGAGGAACTATGTCGAGGCACGCGTCCCTGAGTACGGAAAGTTTGTCACAACACGGTACAACTGGCGCAGCAATGATCTCAAAAAAATGCTGCGTCTGGACAGACAAGAGATAAAGTTCCTTGCTAAGGGGCAAGGCAGATACTACGGCAGCTATATCAAGTTTAGGCGCGACTTTTTCAAAGGCAGAAATACAGCTGAAACTTTGAAGTACTTCGAGAACTTCCACAGCTCGACAGAGTATATCCGAAAAGTTGAAGATATGACAGGTATCTCTCGAAAGAAGATCATGGACTATGCTCTGAGAAAACAGAACTCACAGGGGACATACTTCTTTGTCACTCTCTACAAGGACTATATCGAGCAGTGCATCGAGCTCGGGCGAGATATGAGTACCGATGTAGTAACAATGCCGAAGGATATGTTTGCGGCGCACGATAGAACTACAGAAATGCTCCGTACCATACGCAGTGAGAAGGCAAAAGTACAGCTTGCGGAGTCGGATGCACACCGCCGTGATCTTGAAGTCACGGATATGGAGCTCGGTCTGATCCTGAGGCTGCCGTATGATACGGAAGAAATAGTCGCAGAAGGTGAAAAGCTCTCTCACTGTGTCGGCGGATATGCAGACCGACACGCAGCAGGGAAGCTGGCTATACTGTTCCTGCGGACAGTAGGGCACCCCGGAACGCCCTACTACACTATGGAGGTATCGAACGAACTCCAGATAGTGCAGTGCAGAGGGTATCGTAATAACAATGCCAGCAACCCGAAGCCGGAAGAGATCATCGAATTCGAGCACCGTTACGAAGAATACCTCAAGAAAGTCAAGCTTGACCGCAAGAAAGCGGCAGAAAAAGCCAAGAGGAAGAAAAGACAGCAGCAGAAAGCAAAGGTTGCTGCCTGATAAGATAAGGAGGAAACTATGGACCAGATTATCACAGCAGGAGCAGAGGAGAGCACTCTCCCCGCCGCTGCAAGAGCAATACAGATCACAGAGAGGATCAGAGCCAACGGCAGGACCGCAGTCAACGCGGTCTGCGCCATCGGTGAGGATCTCCGCACAATGAAGATAGACGGGCTCTACACTGAGCTCGGATATGAGAGCTTCGAGGACTACGCGGAGAAAGAGTTTGACCTGAAGCGCCGTCAAGCTTATCAATACATATCGGTATGGGAAAAGCTCGGAAAAGAGTTTGTGCAGTCAAATGCACAGCTCGGCATCACGAAGCTTGCACTCCTTGCTACCGCTAACCCTGAGGACCGTGCTGAAGTCATGGAGTCCGAGGATGTTGCCAAGATCACCACAAGGGAGCTTGAAGAGCTCCTCGACAAGTACAAGCAGCAGGGCGAGCAGCTCTCCCTCCTCCAGGAGGAGAGCAAAGCAGAAACAGAGAAGCTTCAGGCGAAGCTTGCCGCAGAAGCTGCAAGGTCTGCCGAACTGGAAGCCAAGCTCAGCGATATAGAGAGTGCTCCCGTAGATGTTGCAGTCAGGGAAGTGCAGGTCCCCGACAAGAAGACCGAGAAAAAGCTCAAGGACACTGAGAAGGAGCTGAAGCAGAAGGAGACCGAGCTTCAGAACGCAAGAGCTCTGAAGATAAAAGCGGAGCATGAGAAGGCAGCTCTTGAAGCCAAGGTGGCAGAGCTTCAGAAAGCAGTTGAGAAGCCACCCGAGAACGCTGACAAGAGCAATTTCAAAGTGCTTCTCAGTACAGTCTATCGCGATATGCTCGGCTTGGTGGAATATATCAACGATACCGAGGATATAGCGGATCGTAAGCAGTATTTCAAGAAAGCGCTTGAAATACTCCACGTATGTGAGGATAGTATCAAGGAAAGAGTCGAGATACCCGCAGAGATACCGAAGCAGTCCCTGACGTCTCGCGGAGTTGTTGATATCAATAAGATGAAGCCGATATCAAGCAGCAGCAACGTGGACTATGACGATGACGACTACGACGACGAGGAGGAAGATGACGATGAATGATTATGAAGTCGCCCCTCGCAAGCGCTCTAAGTGCGAAGTAAAGATGATCCCCGGTCAGACACTGGACTTCTGCCGCGACATTGCCGCAGCGAACTCCCTCGGCGTCAGCTACGGCGTCTACATGGGCATGAAGCGCGACAAAGAGGCACAGGACTACTATGAGAAGTTCGGCGTCCGTATGAAAAGGAGACGCCCGAAATGAAAATGAAGCTCAGGAAATGCTCCTGTGGTGGCGCTGCCGAGATCGTAGACGGTGAACCTACGGAATTAGGAGCGAAGATGCTGCGCGAGTACGGCCTGACACCGTCTCGCACTTATAAAGCCGTGTGCAGCTCCTGCGGTAAGAGCACCGCGTCCTTCCCTTACGGTGACGAGGTAAAGGCGGACTGGAACCGCCTGAACCCTCTGCCGCTGAGAAAGTATGTCAGAGTTGTACGCTGTAAAGACTGCATATATCGCAATCGGTACGACTGCCCCATGGCGTATATCGAGCACCAGACACTGCAATTCGCAGCTGTCACTCCAGACTTTTACTGTGCGAAAGGAGCAGATCATGAACCGTGAGCAGTTCTGTTCTCAGCAGATACACTGTCTGTCCTGCCCCTTGTCGGTGATAAGGACAGGAAGGGATTGCCATGAGATAAAGGAGGATATCATGTTTATAGACGATAAATGGTACACCGAGCCTGAGCTGGCGGCATATATCAAAGAACTCAAAGCTCGGATAAGTACCCTTGAGGAAGCACTCGAAAGGTGCAAGGAGGAAGAGAATGAGTGATACAAAGCTAAAGCCTTGTCCGTTCTGCGGTGGAGAGGCAAAAATATTTTCAGGAATAATCGCAGGAGTGACAATGATTGTATGCGAGAAATGTAGAGCAACTGTGTCATTCGGTGGAAATGAGACACGCAAGCAGACAGAGAAATGCTGGAACAGGAGAAAAAATAATGACTGATACAGATATGCTGCACATGGCAGCACTTGAAAAGAAATGTGAAGAGTTTAAAGTTTGCAATGCTGAGCTCGAAGCCAAGGTGAAGCTGCTCCAGGAGTTCCTCCAGTGTGTCAGGTCATACTTCGGAACCACCTGCGGCTGGATAGACCTTTTCGAGGAAGATGCCAAGAAGCTTCTTGAAGGGGAGTGATGACATGACACAGCACGAATTGAAAATACTCCCTGAGTACTTCGTCGCCGTGAGAGACGGCATCAAGAAATTTGAAGTCCGTAAGGACGACCGTCCTTTTGAAGCTGGAGATATTCTTTGTCTCCATGAAATCAACTGTGGGGTGCTGACTGGCCGCACAATAAAAGCTGAAGTGACCTATGTTCTCCGGCACCCTGATTACTGCAAAGAAGGATATTGCATACTCAGCATCAAGGTAGCTCAGCAGCTTGTGGTTGAGAATATATCGGAAAAAAGCAAGTGGGAATATCATGAACTCGTCATCACAGGTGAAGGATTGACAGATTTTTATGTGTGCCCGAAATGCAAAGGGGCATTTGCAACAGACTTGTGCCAAATAAGTGGGACATATGAGATCGACGCAGGAGAAAGTTTTAAATTCTGCCCTTACTGCGGAAAAGAGTTAGGAGGAGTCGAGCATGAGACACGAGGAAACTTCGCTTAGTTATATAGGAGTATTAATTCTGATACTGCTCATAGGAATATTCGTTGAAAGCTGTTGGAGTGGATCTGTAGCTGACAGCGATATTCACTCGCACAAATATATCGTAGTCGCAGGTAAGTACTACCCCACAGAGGATATAGAGTATATCGAAACAGATGTAGTGTTCCACGATAAGCACGTTATTACTATTCACTTCGAGGACGGAACGACTTACCAAACCCAAGAGGGGCAGTATGTGTTTGCCGAGGCAAAACCTGAGGACACGTAAAGGAGGAAATCATGACAGACCCATGGGACTTAATTCATATAGCATCTGAAGGGCTGGCTTGCTCTCAGCTCCCCTGCACTTATGAACTTTTTCGTGCGTGCTGCGAGGACGAAAAGCAGGAGATAGCCTCCCTTGTATGTTGTACTATGTTCAACATATCCCGAGACATGATACTGAAAGGAGAATATTAATGCCGAATACAAAAATGAAACGCTGCCGCTGCGGAAGTCTGGTCGAGCGACACCGGACCGCCAGCGGCGGCTGGATAGTACACTGTCCCGAGTGCAGCATGGCATTCGGAGTCAAGCTCGATGTAGCGGGTACATTTAATACCGAGCGTATCAGCGGTGAGTTTGAAACCGCGGAGCAGGCGGCTATCGCTTGGAATGAATGGGTAGGAGGCGAAGACAATTGATAGTCGGTATACTTATAGCAATTGCAAGCATCGCAGTAGCGCTCCTCATAGCCTACTGTGCGGATAACAAGGGCTATGTCTCAGACGAGGAGTGGGAGCGCTCACGTCAGAAGACGGACGAGCCCGACGAGGAGGTGAGGAAATGAAGCCTTGCTTTTATTGCGGAGGCAGAAAAGTCAAATACCAGCGTGACGCCGAGCTGAGAGTGACGGTGAAGTGTGAGAAGTGCGGCTCAGAGGTCAGCACTCCGTACATGACTGAGGACTCAGCTCGCGGCTACTGGAACATGAAGCAGGCGAGCCTTGAGCGCGCTGCTAAGAGATCAAGGGAAGCGGCTGCCAGCTGAGCAGCCGCATACCTATACTATTATATAGTGGAAAAAGCAGTCCCGTGAAGCTCGGGAATACGAGCTTGTAATCTATCTTAAAGTTATGACCACCGAGAGGAGCGGAGGAAAATGAGAAGTTGGTATAGAGAGACACGCTATGAATGTGGTGACTACATGGATGTCATGATATACCCTGTGTATACAAAGGCACCTGTCCGAAGGAAGAAAGCAAAGCCTACATCAGAAGTCCAGCAGAAACTCAATGAGATCTATGCTGAGGAAAAGCTGATCAGGATAGCAAATGCGAACTTCACACCGAGAGACTACAAAGTGGAACTGACATACTCCTCCGAATATCTTCCGCAGAGTGATGAAGATGCGGATCGAGAATTGACGAACTTCCTGCGTAGAGTCAAGAGGTACAGGAAGCAGCACGGACTTTCTGAGCTAAAGTACATAGCAGTTACTGAGAAAGGCTCACGCTCAGGCAGATATCATCATCATCTTGTCATGAGTGGTGACATCGAACTCTTTGATCTCGTGGCTCTCTGGGGAAAGGGTATTGTAGGATCAGACCTGCTGATCTTTGACGAGAACGGAATAGCAAACCTCGTCAAGTACATGATGAAACAGCTGAAAGAGTTCATCGGCAAGAAGTACAAGCGCAGCAGAAACATGATCGTGCCTGAAGCCAAGAAGCGAGACAACCGGTTCAGCAAGAGGATGATAGTCGAGCTCGCCAAGGATACCGAGAACCGAGTGGAGTATGAGAAGCTGTACGAGGGATATCATCTCTCGAAAGCAGATGCGATTTTTAACGATGTGAACGGCGGAGTATTTCTCCGCATGAGATACTACCGAAAGGAGGCCGCATGGCTGAAACGATGGGGATCAAGAATTCAGAAGAAAACGAGCAGACCTTCTTGTTCCGCTGGGCAGCCTTCGCCGAAGGACAATACCCGGAGCTCTCACTGATGTATCATATTCCGAATGAGGGCAAGCGAAGCAAGGCAACAGGCGGACGACTGAAAGCACAGGGACTCAAGCCCGGCGTTCCCGACGTCTGCCTTCCGACAGCACACGGTGGATATATCGGTTTGTATATCGAGATGAAAGTCAAGCCGAACCGCCCGACCGAAAATCAAAAGAACTGGCTGCGGGCCCTGCGCACTGCGGGGCACCTGACAGCCGTAGCCTATGACTGGGAGGAAGCAAAGAACCTCATCGAGGATTATCTGAAACTCCCTCCAACGATACCGAAAGGAGAAAGCAAATGAAGCTAAGTAAACTATTCTCTCTCATGAAGCAGCGCAAGAGGATCACCGTCTCTCAGGGCATGACAGCTCAGTGGGTAGGTGACGGAACGGCGCTCTATCCGATCTACAATCTTCCACAGCTCACAGAGAGCACTATGCGTACTCTGCTCGACTTGACAGATGACGCCTGGGACAAGTACACTTTCGAGGAGCATAACACTGTACACGTCAGCGAAGAGGACTTTGAGGAAGGACAGGTGCAGCTTGAGCCTGCACGTCTCAGCATCAGATGGAACGGCGTAGAATATCTGCCGCTGATGGGTGGCGGAAAAATCTACTACATACAGGAGAAATACCTCAAGCCCTTTGCAGATGATATTCTGCTCACTTTCGCACTCAGAAAAGGAGCTCTCGGTGGTGACCTGATATGTGTCAACGAAGGCTTACTGTTAAGCGCGATTATAGCGCCCGTCGATATAGGCAGAGACAATGTTCTTCGCGAGACACTCTATCGCGTCTACGATCTCACCAAGCGTCAGGCAGGTGAGGAAGCGTGACCGATGAAAAAGAGACCTGCTACTTCCTGACACCCGGGAAGTTGAACAAGTGCAGCATACTGAACGAACAATGCACAGGCTGCCGCTCTCGGCAGCTCTGCTCCTTCCGCAAGACGGAGAAAGAGTTCTTCGAGGCTCGAAACCGTGCCGTCGAGATCAATCGTGCTCGCGGCAAGTGCGCACGCTGCAAGTATAGCAATCACCCCTGTGAGATCATCACGATAGGAGGAGAGGACAATGCAGCTCTGTAAGTGGTGGGAAAGCGAGGAGGGAGTATGCTATAGCACTCCCGAGCGGGATATCTGTAACTGCGGCGGCGATGAAAGACACTGCGATTTTTATGAGCACGTCCGAAAAAGAGTAACAGGAAAGGAGACCAAGTATATGACACCCGAAGACTACCTCATGCAGATCAAGGACATCAGTCTGCGCATCAAATCCCTTGAAGGGGAGCTCCACGACGCAGAAGCCGAGGAAGATACCGAGTACGCAGAGGAACTCAGCGCAAGGATAAGTGCAGACATCGCACGATACAAGGAGCTAAGGTTCAGGATCCGCGACGAGATACAGCAGATAGGAGACAACAAGCTAAGCTGTCTCCTCACAGAGTACTATGTCCGTGGCAAGACGTGGGAAATGGTGGCTGAAGCTCTTGGCGTGAAGTCTACAAAAAACGTCCGCGAAGGGCTCCACGCCAAGGCGTTGAAGCTGTTCGCGGCGACATTTCCAAAATATTTTTTGATATAGTACCCTTGTTTACCTCTTTTTACCTTGAATAGCTTTGCGAAATGTAGTACAGTAAAACTAAGAAAGGCAGGCGGATCCATCATCAGGGCTACCTTACCGGGCGTTTCCTTTACGGTATGTGGAGACGCTCGGCAGCCTCCGCCTACTTTCGCTCCTTATCGGAATTTATCATCCCCTTTGCGGACGCAGCAGCGCCCGCATCTGGCAGAGTAGAGCAGTGGCAGCTCGCAAGGCTCATAACCTTGAGGTCGCCGGTCCGAGTCCGGCCTCTGCAACCAGGGCAGCAGTAAGCCCGGTAACCTTATCAACAGCCGCTTCGGCGGCTATGCAGGCGGCGGTACCAACGCAGGGTGGACACCTGCGCGGAGAGGTCGGCACTCTCAGCTTGCACCAGTGCGGAAGCACCACCTTTTCAAAGATTTTTTCAGAGGCAGAGAGCCCGAGTTGCCGCTCGGGCTGATATGCACACAAAGCTATGCTATCAAAGATATGCTCGCGTTGTGGTAGGAAGCTCCAAGTCGGAGAGGCTTGCAGCTGCTACAAGCGAGACAGAGTCAATCCTCTCGGTGCGTATAACGCCGAGATCAAAAAATTCTATCTCACAGCAGACTGGGAAAAGGCAAGAAACAAGTGCATTTCATCTTGTTTCGGGCTGGATTTGATAAGTCTTTTCTGCGAGAAAAAAATCGAATATGGATTTACGGTACATCACATTGTACCGCTGATAAACGACTACCGACTGCGATTACAGCAAAGTAATCTGATATATCTTACCGAGGCTCACCACAGAGCCGTCCATCGCCTATATGAGGCGGAATATCAGGAGACTGTCGAGGCGTTGAAAACATTTTCCGAACTTGCCCGGGAGGCACTCGCTACCCCGGGGGGTATGTTGAAAACTTTCGACCTTCTCAAAATGAAC